TTAAAACCCCATAAATTCGGCAAATTGATCCTGAGTTTTTTGCTTCTTTGTTTCAGTAACATGAGTATAAATGTTCATGGTCGTTTGGATATCTTTATGGCCTAGTTTTGATTGAACATCTTTCAGGCTCGCCCCAGCTTCAAATAATAATGAAGCATGGGTATGCCGAAGCCCATGCACGCTTATTTTATGAAAGGTGGGGTGATGTTTATAGAAGTTATACTTCATTATGTTGTTTAAATGAGACAACGGGAAGTAAGTTTCATGTAAATTGAGAAACATAGGATAATCAGGCTTAGTTATCTCCTTAGTTCGTCCAAGTGCCATCAATTCTTTTTTTTGTTCCAATTTCCATTGTTTCAGTATTTTAATAGTAACCGGATCAATAATGATAACTCGATTTGATGTTATGGTTTTGGGAGCCTGTAACTCGAATTTACTTTTAATTTTATTCCAAGTTAGGGTCTTATCAATTTTTAGCTCACCAGATTCCATATCAAGATCTGACCAATTTAGTCCCTGCATTTCACCTTTACGCATTCCTGAAAATAATAGCAGGCGGAACATAGCATAATCATAAAAACGAAACTCCTTTTGCGCTATTTCTAAGAACTGTTGTACTTCAGATTTAAGCCAGTATTTGCGCTTAATTTGTTGAGTTCCTTGCCAATAGAATGATTTCGGGTCTTTAGGTATCTCAACGAATTTCATTGGATTTTTAGTGATATATCCACGTTTCATGGCAAATTTGAATATTAAGCTTGCATACATTTTCATCTCATTTACTGATTTTATCTTTTCGGCAACACTATTAACCATGTCCTGACAGATGGAGGGAGTGATCTTCTTCATTGCATAATATTGAAAGTAGGGGAGTATATTGGCGTTGTACTTACTGTCAACATTATATAATGTACTAGGTTTCACGCGTTTTGCATACTGAATATGCCATTCATCGTATACTTGTTTGAATGTTTTATTATCACTTGCGGTTAGTTTGCCATCGTCACGATCCTTGATGAATGCGTGAAGCGCCTGCTCAGTTTCTTTATAAGTGTCACGGCGGATGGTAGTGTGGCGCTGTTTTCCTGTAGCAGGGTCTAACCCTACATAAACAACGCATTGATACTTGGTAGCACCAGATTTTAAAGTGATTTCAGATATTTTATAGTTAGATGCCATAGAATATTGCCTCCATTTCACAAACGTATGTTCTTTTGAGCTGAAAATATATACCCCAATAATGGGGTACTAAGCGAGTGGCGGGAATCGAACCCGCGACTACAGCTTGGAAGGCTGCCGTTTTACCACTAAACTACACTCGCGTGAAAGCCCGGGTAGGGGCTAGTTAGCTTTTAATCAAGTCCAACATTATCTAGTTGCCCTTGAACCCATGGATCTGGAGTACCATCTGGATTAGCACCAGGAGCGTGATTGGTGCCTGACATATTAGATTGACGCGTTCTGTATTTATTTGATGATTGAGATTGTTGCTGCGTATTACTTGTTTGTTCGCTTGATTGTGTATTTGTTTGTTGTGTTTGAGTATCTTGATTAGTATTAATATAACTGGATGCGCTTTGTGATGAAGAACTAGCTTGTGATGAATTGGTTGAGTTTGACTTAGCCACGCTAATAGAAGCAGCTTTGCTGCTTGATTCAGAAACCTTCTTTTTGCTTTCAGAGTTAGCTTTGCTCTCTGAACTTGCTTTTTTCTTGGATTCTAATTCAGCAGAGGCTTTTTTCTTGGCAGTAACGCTATTTGAAGCTGATTCACCGTTTTGTTGTGATGATTTAGGATTACTGCAAGCACCTAGCGTTAAAGCCGCTAACATGATGGCACTAAAAATCAATTTCTTTTTCATTCTATATCCTCCAAATTAGTATTCCCCAATGAATAATATCCCCTGTAATTGAGCGTTTGCCCTTACTCTTCCATTAGAACGACTAAATTAAGAGCCCATGTTCTGCAAGCCAGGGGCCAATAATAAAGCTCAGGGCAAATAAAATAACAGCAATTATCCAAACGCATATAATCCAAGTAGTAGTAGAGATGTTTCTAAATAAGCGATACTTTGGATACTCTAAAGCGAACAGAGAATAAAATATACCGGCAGTAACGATTGATAATTGACCGACCTTCATAAAAGGTAAGATCAGTGTTAAGAACCCCATTAAATACATAGTAAATTGTCTGCCTGACCATTTCAGTTTTTCATGAATCAAGTAGTAGATGCTGTATATAATGAGCCCAAATGCAATAATCGGCACTAATGCTTGCAGTGTGTTAACAAATGCCATTACTATTAAAGCTACTCCCATGATCAGCAATACGAAGCCGCCGACCTTTGCAGTGACTTTGAAAAGTGTGAGAGCTATAAAGATAGCCAAAATTAATCCTATCAATGTAATTCCTCCAATTTAATATTCTTAAACAATAGTAATTAAAAATAAATTTTAGGATCCTTCACAAATCATTATTTAATCGGCCTCTAATTTAAAAAGCTGAACACGTACATCATTATCTAGACACTGTGGTATCTGTAATTGGTCCATAACAGCTTGATAGTTATTCGGAATCATACCTTGGTTAATGTCAGCATAAATAGGCAAAATTAGCTCTAAAGCCCTTAGGTTTGCTTCTCGCTCAGACTTCTGCATAAATGTGTTAGAAGTGTAATAGAGTGTCCCGGTGTCCCCATTGACAAAATGTCCAATTTCGTGAGCTAAGGAAAATGGGATTTCATCATGATTGTACCAATTCATATTAATAATTATCTGGTTGTCTTCAGGAATAGCAACTGATGGCGTATAAGGCTCCAATTTTTTTGTTAAGATGTAACCAATTTTGCTATCAAACGCATATTGTAATAGCCGTTCCATAAACACTTCAAATTTGTCATTCACTCAGCATCATCATCCTTACCACTTTTTAGCAGGCGCAAAATTAAATTAAGGTCTTCTTCAGGTATTGGGCGACCTTGATATTTGAGAATTTTGTTTTTATCCTCAATGGTTTCGCCCAAGTCAATTTCCTGTAGTTGATCGTCATCTTTAAGATAACCCGCTAATTTCATTAAATGATCATAGTCAGCACCGTATACATCAGCCAATATTTTCAATGTCTCAGGAGTGGGTTTAAGAATATTGCCACGCCGACTATGGCCTTTTTCAATATCAGAAATATAGGAGTGGCTTAGTTTACCACCAGTTTTTTCAGCTACAGCACGTAGAGATAACGTACCACGCAAGGCACGTAAGTAGGGCCCTAGTTTGTCAGCCATTGTTTACACCTCCTTCGTGTATTGTAATGTATAGTTTACAAAATTAAAATAAATAAAATGTAAAACATGGTTTACAATCAGTAAGCCTTGGCGTACAATATGTTTTGTAAGATATGATTTACACGAAGAGGTGAACTTAATGTTAAACAATGTCAAAGCTTTACGACAAGAAAAACAAATGTCACAAGCAACTCTAGCAGACATGGCTAAAGTATCACGTCCTTACCTGTCAGACGTGGAAAATGGAAAGGTAGTACCTAGCATTACTATCGCTAAAAGATTAGCAACAGCTTTAGGAGAATCAATTGAGAATGTTTTTTTCTCAAAAATGTCGTACATGGTTGACAGATCGTCAAAAATAACTGAGTAAGTTTGAAGAGGCAAGGATTATCATCCCGTAAATATTCAGATGTCAAAGACCAATAGGAGGCAACAACAATGAGTAAAAGTGAAAAAGCTGAAGTAATTATGAAAGCACTTGGTTTTACCAGAGCCGAGTTCAAAGCGATGACAACGCCGGACGAAAATGACAAACGACTTAATCGGTTGTATGAAATGGCGAAAGACAAGGTAGATAAAGCAGTGGATGCTGAATGGCGCCAAACTCAAACCTTGTCTTTATCCTAATAAACTAGGTTGGCAAAATATACACACTAATTTCCCAATTGAAGGGAGGTGAGGTTATGCAAAATAGAACGACGTTCCATCAACTGTTAGACATGGCAGTCAAGAATCGTGATTTGAGTAATGGTGATTTTTCGAAGGCAATCCATGTCAGCATGGGACAGGGAAGTCGGTACCGTTCTGGGAAGCGGCAGCTTGATAAGTCAATGCGATTATCAGTAACGAAGCTGTTACGAGATGTTCGACTATCAATGGCAGCCGCCACCAAGGACTATCAGATACCAACGGCTAAATATGATCCCAAAGTTCGCCATGACGTTTACACGACTTCTAATGATCAAGAGCGTGAGGAGAACGAACGTAAGAGCCGAGAGCCGTTGTATAAGTTAGCGGTGCGGGTTCCAATCGAACTACGAACGCCAGAACAACAGCAAGCGATTAATGATTACTTGCAGGACTATCTCGAAGAGTTCACTGCTGAGGAAACTGACTGGTTAGCTCAAGCAGAGTATTCCGGGAAAGATGATGAAGAGATTTTCCAGATGTTCTCCAATTTCAACAAGCGGTTTGCGGTAAGGGAGTGAATCTAAATGAGTGAAAATCAAGTTGTCTCAATGCCGGGTGTAATGGGAGCCGTATTCGCTGATATGAATAATCAAATTGATGAGTATATTCTGCAACGAGCTGCCAATATATTTAATCGTATGGATAATGCAGTTGACGATCGATACTATCCACCAGTTATGTCACGTAATCAGTGCAAACATTACCTGCACATAGATTCTGATTCTAAGTTGAACCAGCTTAGGAAAAAGGGACTTAAATCACATAAAGATGGGCGCTCAGTTTGGTATGTAAGAGCTGAGGTTGACAAGTTCATTATGTTGTTGCCAGAGGGTAAGTAGATATGCAGTATTGGTTTATCAGATTAGGAGGAAATAGCATGATTGAAGGAGCATTAGTAGGCTGCGTGTTAACTGCATTGTGGTTCAAGCGTCATGAAGTTGCTAGTTGGTTTGGTATTTAAGGAGGACGGTAGTTATGGAAGAAATCGCGAACAATCACATCAAGTTTCTAAAGCATGTTATCAACAGCATTTGGATCAGTGATGGCGAATCGCTGGCCAAGTTGTACAAGATGTTAGATAAGAGCGAAACAGAATTGAACGAATTACGGGGGCTTGAATAATGGCGAATGAAGTAATTAATCTGGAAGGATTGCAAGCGTCCATTGCGCAATATGTATCGCTAAAGCCTAAATTTGAGTACGAAAAAAGCTGCTCGAGTATTGGTAGTACCCATGCAGCTAAGACGCTTAATAAATTTATTTTCGAGTTCTATTGTACTCCGAAACAGTCACTAAGACAACGTTTGGCACGGAGGTGGGCAAAATGAATGGCTACGACAGCTGGCTGGTTGATCAAGAAGAAGCTGCGGAAGGCTGGCGTGATGATGAGCCTACTGAGGAAGAGCTGATTGAAAGTGGCGTCATTGCTGATGAGGAGGACGATGAGAATGATTAAAGAAGAAACTGCGGGCATGACGCTCGATGAAATGGAAGCCAAGCTTGAGCAGGCTACCCGAGATAAGAAGGCCTTTAAAAAGGCCATGCTAAGACCGCAAATGGAAGTTGATAAGTATCGAAAGGCCATCAAGACGGTAGATGATCAAATTGACCAACTACAAGAATTACAGCGAATGGCAATGGGTGATCAAGAACAAGTTGATACTGAGTTCTTTCGCTTCAAAATGGGCACCGTTAACCCTAGTACGTCTCGTAACTGGAACCTTGAACGAGATAAGGACGCGACACCCAAAGAGCTTACAGCAGTCTTTGAACGCTTTGACGATACATTAATCAAGACGACCCGGAGTGTAAACGAAACGGAAATCAAGAATCGATTAGCAAGTGGAGAGCTCTATGTAACCCCTGATGGGAAGATCATGGACTCAAACCTTAAGGCTCTGCCAGGATACTCCGGGTCACTCAAGAAGCCCAAAATTTCCGTAAAAGCTAAGGAGGACTAAGGATGAATGAGAAGCTTAATCTGATGCAGAAACTTAATGAGGCTGCTAAGTCAATTGGCGCGGTTCATAAAGACGGTAAGAATAGTTTCCAGAACTATGAATTTCAATCCGAAGGAGCTATCAAAGCTGCGGTTGAGCACGCAATCCAAGGTGTTGGAATTCGAATTATCCCAAACTACGAGATTATCAATCAATATGATAAAGCCAGCAAGAAGGGCGGTTCAAACCACTTTGTTGACGTCATGGGGACGTTCTTAATCACAGACGGTTCAGAGTCACAGACAGGTTCAATGCCCGGAAGTGGCCAAGATAGCGGTGAGAAAGCGATGGCTAAAGCTTGTACGAGTGCTCAGAAGTACTTCTACAAACAGCTGTTTAACATCACTGACCAGGAAGAAGATCCGGATACAACTGACAGCAATGCAACTGATGGTGAGCCGCTTATTAATAGCCAGCAAAAGGACCGCCTAGACAGACTGTTTGAAGCTCTGGCGGGTGTGACAAACAAGGATAAGGAATTTGTTGCTAAAGCTTACTTCAAGAAGGTTGGTAGCGTTGATAAGCTGACACACAGTAGTGCTAACACGTTAATTGAGTTGGTTACTAATAAATTAAATTCGTACGTTGACAAGGAGGACCAATCAGCATGAGACAAATCACTATTTCGGGAAACTTAGGTAAGGACCCCGAAGTGCGACAAACGCAAAGCGGTATGCAAGTCGCTAACTTTAGTTTAGCAGTAAGGCAGAATCGCCCGGATGATCAAGGCAACTATGGCACTGACTGGTTTCGATGTGCGGTCTGGGGTAAGCGGGCTGGAACGATTGAGCGATATTTCCATAAAGGCAATCATGTTTTGGTAACAGGCACGTTTGAAGTTGATGAATACAACGGTCAAACACAGTTAGGAGTCAACGTCACAGACTTTGACTTGCCCGAACGAATGAGTAATCAGGGCCAGCAGCAACAACCGTCACACAAGCAAGCGACACCAAGTGCTAGTGACCAAATCACTATCAGCGACGACGATCTACCATTTTAATCAACTAATATTCGAATTGGCTTGAATGCAGCAGTGACTGAATACACCGAATGGGTGAAAGGCCCATTAGTAAAGGAGGTGTAGATTTGGATTATTTCAAGCAAAGACGAGCTTACAGAAATCTGAAACGGAATCAAATAGATATCTCAACTGGTCAAAATAACCTGTATCGCGAGTTATTGGACTACGCGAACGATGAGTATCAGCTAGATAAACTGTTTACCCTAAAGAATTCTGCGTTGCTCGATCTTACTGGACTATCCGAGGCCGGACTAAAGAAGGCTAGGAACGAACTTGTACAACTTGGATTAATCAAATATGTCCCCGGCAAAAGAAATAAGCAAAAGCCTCAGTACCAAATTATCAGGCTTTACAGTACTAGTTGGGCTACTAGAAACGATAATAGTAGCTCAACTAGTAACCAAAGTAGTAGCTCAACTGGTACCCCAGACAGTAGCCCAACTGGTAGCTCCAAAGAACTTACTAATACTACACCTGAACCGACTACTACCGAAAAAGATAATAAGGACCCACGTGACCATATTCGTGAAGAGTTCCAGAACGAAGTGTGGGCTGTTTACCCACGCCAAGAAAAGTTTGGCGACGCATGGAATGCTTATTATCGGGCTACCGTTACTGGTGCCAACCCCGCTGGTAAAGCCACTAAGAGCCAAATCATTCAGGGTATCGGCAATTATAAGCGGTACTTGGAAGTTAAGGGGATACAGGGACAGTACGTTCAGCAGCTAGCGAACTGGTTGGATAATGGCGGTTGGTTAAGCAATTACGACATGACACCGTCCGTTCAACCAGCTGCGACTAGTGATGGTCAGGCATCAAGGGAGGCACAAACGTATGTCAGAAACGACTTCTAAGAGTGCGCGAGGGATTAGCTTCCCTGAGCTACAACGATTAAAGACCAGCGACCAAGTTTGCCCCCGACATGGGGTGAACCTGGTATACATGCAGGGACATCAACCATTCTGCATGGTATGTGCCAAAGAAGCGATTGAACAGCAAAACCACAAGATTATTGATCATGCTAATGACTACTGGCATAAGCGCCGAACCTCTGACGTGTTGGCTATGGACTCGATTTTTGATGATCCAACCTTGATGGATGCCAACTTTGATAATTTCCGTCCAAATAGCCCAGAGTCAGCTAAGAACTTGAAGTTAGCACGGAAGATTGCTAGCGAGTATTTAAACCCGAAAACTACGTACAACACGATATTGACGGGTCTGCCGGGGCGCGGTAAGTCACATTTGGCCTTATCTATTGCCAAAGCGGTCAATGATCATGCAGATAAATCAATGGCCTGTCTATTCGTTAGCGTAAATGAATTGTTCCGGTTAATCAAAAGCAGTTTCGGCCATCCTGACAGCCGTTATACCGAACAGAACATGGTTCAATTGCTAAGTGATGCAGACTTGCTTGTACTTGACGACTTAGGCTCAGAAGCGACGTTCCAAAGCCATCAAAGCAAGAACCGAAAGGAAGCTAGCGATTACGTGCAAAATGTGTTGTTTGGTATCGTGAATAATCGCCAGCGAACCATTATCACGACCAACTTAGGTAGTGCCGACTTGGCTAGCGTTTATAATCCAAAAATCATTTCGCGTCTATATCGTGGCATCAATGGGCACGTCATCGGCTTTACGGCGGCGACCCCAGACAAACGGGAGGTATCGTTCTAATGTGTGAGTGCAACGGAACAAAGATTGTACATGTTGAAATTATGAAAGGTGTCTGGGTTGTACAGCCATGCCCTAACTGCACGAATGAGATACACGCTCATTACGAACAAGAGCTTGAAAGGAAGTTAGCCTATGACAAGTAAAAGAGGTGAGCGCATGAATGAATTGATTAAAATCACTGAAAAAGATGGACGGCAGTTGGTGTCTGCCCGGGATCTACACAAAGGTCTGGAATTAACAACCCGATTTAGTAAATGGGTTGATCAAAACTTTAGCATGTTTGTCGAGGGCATTGATTTCACAAGTGTAACCGGAGTTACGGTTGTAAATAACGGCGCCAAACGTGAGCTTCAAGATTATGCATTAACCGTTAACATGGCGAAAGAGTTGTCCATGATGTCGCAAACGCCGCAAGGGCAAATTTACCGCCGTTATTTTATCACTATTGAAGATAAGTGGAACAGCCCAATGGAGGTTGTCAAACGTGGATATAGTTTTCTGATGAGGGAAAACGAGCAGCTGAAACTGGAGAATGAACAGTTGCAGGGGCCAGCTAGATTAGGCCAAGCAGTTTCGGGCTCAGACGATTCTATCAGCGTTGGTAATTTTGCTAAGGTATTACGCCAGCGCGGTATTAAGACTGGTCAAAACCGCTTGTTCGATTGGCTAAGAACTCATGGCTACCTAATAGCGATGGGGAAACGTTACAACTCACCGACCCAACGAGCGATGGAGCTGGGAATCATGGAAGTGAGAGAAACCGTGATCACCACTAACCATGGTTCAAAGACACGCTTTACGCCCCCTAATTACAGGCAAGGGGCAGCAGTATTTTGCTAATAAATTTTTGAAATCGAAGTCAATGGTCAAAGAGGGGTGAGCGCATGACTGAAACACAGGTGCTAGTAATTAATGCTGACAGACCCGATATCGATCATCCACTAGCAATGGGGCCGGAGCCGGAAATGTTTAAACTCGCGCAACATAACTACAAATCTGGTGAATGGCCGTTCCCGGTTAGACTGGTTAATCCTGGGACTAAGGTACGCAGTGATGCGGCCTACCTAGCCAGTATGAAACAAGATCCGAAGCAGGGAGAACGTGAAGATATTAAAGCTATTCGGCAAGCACATAAGCATGGCAAACATACGCTTAGAGAACTAGCTGATAGTACGGCAATGGAATTAAATCGGGTAAAGGATTTAGTCCACAAATACAGCCTGCCACTGACTAACGGTTACTGGCGTGCTGAGAAGTATAACAATCCTGACGAAGTAATTGCCTATCAAACCATGCGACGGTTATGCGAGAGAATTGACGCCCCAGAGTTTTCGATTAGACAGGCCAGTATGTCTAACGGGGTCGTTAATGGCTATTACATTAGCTGGGTGCCGAAAGTATGAGCAAAGTCGTGATCAAAGGCGAGCTACCTAGCTTAAATGAGTACATCAAGGCTGAACGGGCCAACAGATACGCCGCAGCTAACCTAAAGAAGCGGTACACGGCCTTATGTAGTGTATATGCGCGGGCTAGTCGAAATTCTGGAGTCGAGTTTACATGGCCTTGCAAGCTTAAATTTACGTGGTACACGAAGAACAACCGGAAAGATGCAGATAATATCGCGTTTGCTAAAAAGTTTGTGCTGGACGGCTTTATGAAGGCTGGGCTTTTAGGCAACGACAATCGAAAGCACATCACGGGATTCCAGGACGAATTTGCCGTTGATAAACGAAACCCGCGAGTAGAAATAGATGAAATCACGGAGGACGAGAATGCCTAAACACACTAAGAAGCGTTCAACGATTAAACGGAGGCACCGGCGTATGAAGGAACACGCCGAAGCAAATAAAGCTAAAGCTTTAGATGGCAAGCAATTATCCAAGGAATATGAGCCGTACAACATTAATAAGCGGGCGTTCGGGGAGGATTGATTATGAGTGATGAAATGAAAGAGCTACGTAGGCGATTAATAAATGATGCTATTAGTTGCCAAGTAGAAGGCGACACGAAAACAAAAGATGGAATTACGATTGCTTTATTTGAGATGGAGCACTTAGACAAGCCTTATGTCGGCACTGACTATTCGCAAGGAGATGGCGACGATGATTAAGTTTAGAGCGTGGTATATGCCGTTTGGAAAGTATGGTGCTATGCAAGAAATGGTGTACAGCAGAGCAAGCCATATTTTAGCACTTGCTGAAACGGAGCCAGAGAAATATATCCCTGAACAGTTTACCGGCCTGAAAGACGTGAACGGCAAGGATATCTATGAAGGCGACATTGCCAGATATACTAGATGGGCTGACCACGTTGGTATTGTTAGATATTTCAAACCAGAATTTGAACTACAGAATATCGGACTGGATATCGATATTGCTCCCACTTTGACTATGAGACATGAGTTAAGAGTTATTGGCAACGCGCACGAGAACCCAGAGCTACTGGAGGCGGGCAAATGATTAAAGTTTATCGTAAAACGGGCACTATCAAGGCTGAACAGTTCGATGGTAGCGATGAGATGAGAGAAAAATACCATATTGCTATTGGCAGCGGCTGGGTAGCCCCTTATCGAATTAATACTCTTGAAGGCTGGGTAGGAGTACAAATTAACTCTTGGATCGCAACCGGCGTCAATGGCGAACACTGGACGATTACAGATGATGTGTTCAAGAAGTCGTATGCCGAACTTCCGGCGATTCCTAAAAATGTTGCAAATTACCTTACGGATTGTAAGCATGCCCATACTACCATAGGAACATCTTTATCTGGCAATATCGTGTTGTTTGGTCATGCCAGATCACATGATATGATTCACGACATATTAAGTTGGTTGTGTCCGTCTGATAATCAAGATCTGTTTGCTCGTGCGTGGCTAGACGGGTATCAGGTGGAGGAATAACGCATGATTTTTATATTATCGTTTATTTTTTCAGCAGTATGGTCACTATTCGCAACGTATATGGTTAAAAACAGTCCAAAAACATGTTGGACGTTTATTGCTTTGATGTCGGTTTAAGAAGGAGATAACTATGATTAAAATTTATCGCAAAACAACTACTATCAATGCCGAAGAATTTGATGGAAGCAACGAGATGGCTAAACGGTATGGTGCAGAGTTATATTCTGAATCTGGATATGGATATGACGCAGTTGAAGGCGAGCCAGACGGTGATGGCTATGTACTAATTACGCCAGAAGGTGAATCACTGGTTCGTACCGGAGACTGGATTGTAACCGGCGTCAATGGAGAACGTTGGGTGATTGCAGATGATGTGTTCAAGCAGATATATGCTGAACTTCCTGTGATACCAAAGGCGGTTGCTGATTGGATTGAAAAGTGCAAACACGATGGTACTTCGGTTGGTGACATGCTTTGCTATGAACGTCAACCTGAAAAAGTGCGAGACTGGATAGAGCTTACACCTGGGACTTATGACTTTAACCAGCGAAGATATGCAGAACATCAAGACTTGGTTGCCCGAGCGTGGCTAGACGGTTATACGGTGGGGGAAAAACATGACTGACACCGAATACGCAAAAGCAATCCAAACGAAAGCCACAGTTGCCAACCTGGAAATGAACGCGGCACTGACAACTGAGCAACAGGCACAAATTGGCCAGGACTTCATTGCTGACATTATGGAGTTGAGCAATCGTGAGAGTAAACAAAAAGCCGCCTACTAA